AAGCATAACTTGGAAGGAATGGCATTAACCAAGCCTGCGTTGCTAGAAGGTAAGATTAATAAAGCCTCTGCCAGAGTATTGGAAAACTTAAATGTAATAACCAATCCGGATCAATTTGATGAAGAACTTACTGATACTGCTACTGCTACTCTCAATTAATGGTTGCACCTCTTTTTCTCTTTTTGGAGAAAAGAAAGCACAGACAATGGTACCAGAGACAAAACCCGTGGAAATTATAACGGTCGCTAGAACCGCACCGATTTACCATCCACCATTGCCTGAACCGATTGAGTCTTCGGGAATAGAATGGCGGATACTTTCTCCTGATATAATGCAACAATATCTTGAGAGCTTGGAAGCAGGAGAAGAACCAAGGATCGCGTACTATGGATTGACTTCACAAGGCTATGAGAATTTATCCATGACCATGGGTGAAGTTACCCGATATTTGGAGCAAATTCTCCATATTGTAGGGTATTATAGGGAAATGGACGAAGAGGAAGAACAAACGGAAAAATAATGCCTTTAACCAAATACAATTTTAAACCTGGAATCGATCGAGAAGGAACCGATTATTCAAATGAAGGCGGCTGGTTTGACATCAATTTAGTTCGTTTCAGGAAAGGGTTCCCTGAAAAAATAGGGGGTTGGGTCAAGGAACAGATTACAACCTATCTTGGTATAGGACGTGCTTTACATGCGTGGATTGCTTTAGAAGGCACCAAGTATTTAGGCGTGGGCACAACTTACAAATACTATATTAAAGAAGGAAGCACCTTTAATGATATAACCCCGATTAGAGCCACCACATCGGCTGGAGACGTTACTTTTTCTGCAACCAATGGTGACGCAACTTTAACTGTAGCTGATACCAGCCATGGGGCAGTTCAAAATGATTTTGTTACTTTTAGTGGCGCAGCAACTTTAGGTGGCTTAATTACAGCCGAAGTATTAAATCAGGAATATCAAATAGCAACCATTGTTAATGCTAACAGTTATACGGTTGAAGCCAAGGACACAGACGGAGACACCGTTACTGCAAACAGTAGCGATAGCGGGAACGGTGGTTCTAGTGTGGTGGGCACATATCAAATTAATGTGGGTCTGGATGTTTACGTGGAAGGTTCGGGTTGGGGAGCCAGTTCTTGGGGCACTGGAGGCTGGGGTTCGGTTGCAGCTTTGTCTGATACTAATCAATTACGTTTATGGTCCCACGGCAATTTTGGAGAAGACCTAGTTATGAATCCACGGGGCGCAGGAATTTATTATTGGGATGAATCATCGGGTCTTACAGATAATAGAGCTGTCGCATTAAGTGCGTTGAGTGGCGCTAATTTAACTCCTACCAAAGCATTTCAGGTCATGGTTTCAGAAAAAGACAGACATGTTATTTGCTTGGGAGCAGATCCTTTGAATTCTGGAGAAACAGCACGAACTGGTAGCATTGATCCAATGTTTGTTTGCTGGAGTGACCAAGAAAATGCGGCTGATTGGGAACCCAAATCAACTAATACTTCTGGTTCTTTAAAGCTTTCTTCTGGCTCAGAGATTATTGGAGGTCTTGGTTCAAGAGAAGAGACTTTAATTTGGACAGATAGTTCTATGTACAGTATGCAATTTGTCGGACCACCTTATACTTTTGCAATTAATTTAGTAAACCAAGGAGTTGGTTTAATTGGGCCAAAAGCTGCAATTAATACCCCTAAAGGTGTGTTTTGGATGGACAGAAAAGGATTCTATGCCTATGGAGGCAACGTACAGCCTGTTCCATGTAGTGTGCATTTTTATGTTTTTGATAATCTAAATGAAAGCCAGTCTTTTAAGGTTTTTGCCTTTTTAAATAAACAATTTAACGAAGTTGGTTGGTTTTACCCATCAAATTCTGGTACAGAAATAGACAGTTATGTTTCCTATAATTATGAAGAAAATGTATGGAGCATAGGAACGTTAGCTCGTTTTGCATGGCTTGATGAAGGTATTGTTGCTTATCCAAGAGCTACTGGAACGGCTGATTCAAGTAATTATGTTTATAAACATGAAACTGGAAACGATGACGATGGCTCTCCAATGGATGATGTTTTTATAGAGTCCAGTGATTTTGATCTTGATGACGGAGAATTTTTCTCTTCTATTAGTAGAATTATTCCAGACGTTAAATTTACTGGTGGAGGAGACAACCAGACAATTAATTTTGTTATGAAGTCTCGTAACTTTCCGGGAGAAAGTTTAACTACAAACACGACACAAGCAGTAACAAATAGCACAAAAAAATTGAACACACGCTTACGAGCAAGACAAGCTGTTTTTCGTGTAGAGTCAGATGATGATAATACTAGTGGAGCACGTTTGGGTGTAGGCTGGCGACTTGGCGATACGCGTTTGGAAATCAGACCTGATGGTAAAAGATAATGGCAAAACTATTAGAAACTAGATTACCTTTAGCGAGTGGTCTTGTGTCTCCAGAAACATACAATCGTATGATTAGAATTCTTGAGATTAATTTAAACAGATTTGATCCTACAGCTACTCCTGAATATACAGAAACCGTTAAAGGTCAAAACCAGTTTAATGCTGGAGATATAATATGGAACACGACCAGAGGTACGTTACAGGTGTATACTGGAGCACTCTGGAAAGACGTTTCTACAAGAACGAGTGAAGTTGGTTTGGAAGGAACGGGTTCCGTAGGAACCTTGACAGTAGCCACAAATGGGTCAACAAGTATATTATTAGCATAAAATGCCTATAAGAAAAGTAAATGGAGGATGGAAAATAGACAACGTAGCTGGTTTATCGCCAACTAGAGCAAAAGCGTTAAAACGTTTAAAAGCAATAAAAGCAAGGCAAAAGAAACGATGATAGAAGCATTAAAATTGATTGGCAAACTCGGCTCAACTTTTCTTAAAGGAAAGATAGCACGAGGAGAAGCTAAAGTTGCAAACGCTGCTTCATGGGAACAAGAAGCCATGAAGAATAGCGCAACAAGCTGGAAGGACGAATATATTTTACTGCTGTTTTCCATTCCATTAATTATGTGCTTTATTCCATCGGCTGTTCCTTATGTTAAAGAAGGTTTTGCCGTTTTAGACACAATGCCTGATTGGTATAAAGTAACTTTATCTGTAATTGTAGCTGCTTCTTTTGGAGTACGCTCGGTTATTGGTTTTATGAATAGGACAAATAACAATGGCTAACGTTACAGGAAACAGAGCTGCGTATATATCTGCGTTAGGTGGACCAACGACAAGTCGGAGCGGAAGTAGCGGATTGCCTTCTGCTGGAAGACAAATGGATCCCGCGATAAAAAGGCTTATGATGAACATAGCAAAAGCTAGGATTATGGGCGATCCTAAACTGAGAAATATTGTACAGGGTATGCTTTTTGCTAGGAATCCCAGTAAACAAGCAGGA